TGTTTCCGCGAGAGTTAAAAGATGAGCCAGCTTTAGTCGCACCTCCAAATCAACGGCCTTGGGCTTGTTATTTCATTAGCGTTTCTGACAAGAAGATATGCAAAGAAAGTGGATATTACGAGTTGCCGTTTATGGTTCCGCGCTGGTCTAAGACGACAGGCGATGTATATGGGTTTGGACCTGGCTGTGTTGCTCGACCAGACATTAAGACTCTGAATGAGGCGCGTAAGCTTGCCATGAAAGCGTGGGAGAAGTCGATTGATCCACCACTCAAGGCCATGCAGAACGGCATACTAGGTAAGATCGATATGCGTCCATCTACAGTAACGTACGTGCGCGACATGAATAACCTAGAGCCGATAGTCAATGCTACTAATTGGAATGCCGACCAGTTGATGTTAAACGATGTGAGAGCATCAGTGCGTAGGATCTTTTTTAGTGATCAGCTTGAGCTAAACGATGGTCCTCAAATGACAGCGACTGAAGTCCAGGTTCGTTACGAGCTTATGCAAAGGCTGCTTGGTCCTACTCTTGGTCGCTTACAGTCTGAGTTCTTAAACCCTATTGTTGAACGTGCTTTTTATTCCATGTTGCGTGGCAATGCGCTGCCACCAATGCCCGAAGTATTACAACAGGCTGGAGGTGATTTAGACATTGAGTATGTAGGCCCACTAGCACGATCTCAGAAAATGGATGAGGTGACAGGCATCCAACGCGCAATAGACGGGATCATGCAACTAGCCCAGGTCAACCCAGAAGTCCTAGATATTGTTAATGTTGACAAAGCTGGTCGCACTATTGCAGACAGACTGGGTGCGCCAGCAGATATGTTACTGGGTGACGAGCAAGTTGGTCAGTTAAGGCAGGCACGACAGCAGCAGCAACAACAACAAGCTGAAATGGCGCAGGGCCAACAAGAGTTAGATGGCGCGACCCAATTGGCACAACTGGAGCAAATGGCAAGTGGACCAACTCAGTAAAGATATAAGAGAATTGTTTAGTACAAAAACAGGTGAGCGAATGCTTGCCAATATGAAGTCGGCTTATGGTAATCGCATTTCGTTTACTAAAGACCCATATGAGACTGCTTATCGTGAAGGGCAGCGGAGTATATACCTAGAAATAAAAAATGTAATGGAGAACAAACATGAGTGAAGAAGCGGTAGCAGAAGTGGCATCAGAGTCATGGCATTCTGGATTGTCAGAGGAGTATCGGGGTAACGAATCACTATCACAGATACCTGATTTAAATACGTTAGCTAAATCATACTTAGACGCGCAGCAATACGCTGGCGGTTCTATTCGCATACCAGGTGAGGACGCAAGCACAGACGATTGGACAGCGTTTAATTCAAAGCTTACCGCTAAAGTTCCTACCTTGTTAAACCTTCCCAGCGATGAGAGTGAGGCGCGTAATGCAATGTATTCGCGGTTAGGTCGTCCAGATACAGCGCAAGGCTATAAAGTAGAAGGGGCTGACCCTGACTTTTTAGAGTGGGCGCACGAAAATGGATTATCAACTGCCCAGGTTAAAGCCTGGCAAGAAAACACAGCGGCCCAAGGTCAAGAAGCAGATGATGCAAATGACCAGCAAATGCAAGATTCTGATGACTTGCTCAGAAAAGAGTGGGGCCATGCCTACGATGCAAAGCTAGCACAAGCTAAGAACGCAGTGCTTGCCTACGCTGACCAAGATACTAAAGACTTTTTACTGGAATCGGGACTTGCCAACAATCCAAACATGATCAAGTTGATGTCTGGCATTGGGGCAACATTAACTGAAGATGAGTCAGCAGGGCTACAAAGTAATAATAGATTTTCGTTAAGCCCAAGTGAGGCTATGGAAAGGTGAAGTTAGGCGCAACTTGGAACACCCATACAATGTCGCTAATCACCCACAGCACAGAGCTGAACTAGAAAAAATGGAAAAGCTCTACAACCAGGCATATCCAGAAATAGATTAATTCTAATAACCGCACCAAAAAACACGATCATCTAATCACAGGGTAGCTAAGTCTTAGTCCTGCGGTTAGATGAGCCGTTTCTCATATCTCGTTGAAGCAAGCGTTATTGCCAGTTAAGAGTCCGAAAGTCGGGTAGCTCAATGCGCCAATTTCAATTGCCAATCTGGAGATACTCTCATGGCTAATACAATCGCAAAAGCGTTCGTACAACAGTTTCAAGACAATTTAATTCACTTAGCATCGCAGAAAGGCTCACGCCTACGCGCATCAGTAACCGAGCAATCAGTCACGGGCGAGAAGTTCAACTTTGAACGTCTTGGTAATGTAGCTGCTGTTGTTAAATCTAGTCGCCATACCACTACACCTGTGCTGGAAGTTCCACACTCGCGTAGGACTGCGACCATGACTGACTACCACTGGGCCGATCTCATCGATGATGAAGACAAGGTTCGTATGTTAATCAGCCCCGAATCCGCATATGCGAAATCAGGTGCTAACTCAATGGCTCGCGCATTCGATGATTTAATCATTGCTGCTGCAACTGGTAATGCGGTAGATGGTGATGGCTCTAACGTGGCATTGCCTGCTGGTCAAAAGATCGCTCACGGCTCTGCTGGCTTAACACTTGCTAAATTAATCTCTACTAAAGAGATTCTTGATGGCAACGATGTAGACGAAGAAGATCGTTTCTTTGTGTTGGGATCTCAACAGGTGTCAAACCTTTTGGCTACAACTCAGGTTAGTTCTAGCGATTACAACAGTGTTAAAGCTTTGGTACAGGGCGACATCGATACTTTCATGGGCTTTAAGTTCTTACGCTCTGAGCGTCTAAACCTTAACTCTACTCAGCGTAAATGTTTCGCATTTACCAAGGGTGCGATGGGCTTGGGCATTGGTAAAGATGTCACCACTAAGATCGATTTACGCGCAGACAAGAGTTATGCACACCAGGTGTACTTGTCATTCGTAGCTGGAGCAACACGCATCCAGGATGAATGTGTCGTAGAAGTTCTTTGCACCGAGTCCTAAGCTCTTAGTGCAATTAACCAAGGGGCTGAAATACGCCCCTTTTTTTTAATCAAGGAGTAGCTATGGCTAGTGAAGTTTCAATCTGCAACAGGGCGTTAGCCATGCTAGGTGCAAGCACTATCACCTCTCTGACTGATGGATCGACCGAAGCTAACGTATGTAACGCAGTCTATGCTGATGCGCGTGATGCAATCCTAAGAGCGTATCCGTGGGCTTGTGCTATTAAACGAGCCACCCTTGCTCAACTATCCACCGCTCCAGTGTGGGGCTTTACAAAAGCCTACAGCCTCCCTAACGATCCACATTGCTTGGCAGTGTTAGATTTAAAGGAAGATTCAAAATACAGAGTTGAGGGACGATCCCTTATCTGCAATAGCGACAGTGCAACTATTAAATATGTCGCAAGAATTACAGACCCTGGGCAGTTTGACCCTGCCTTTGTATTTGCGTTGTCATGTCGAATATCAGCAGAAATTGCTTATGCTTTGACGCAGAACCGAGCGTTATCAAATGACATGTGGCAGATGTGCGAGAAAAGCATTTTGGATGCCTCTATGTATGATGGTGCTGAAGTGGGATCTGAGGACATTACTGCAACTCTTTTGGAGAATGTTCGCGCATGAGACTTACCCCTATTATTAATAGTTTTTCTTCTGGTGAATTATCTCCCAGGTTAATGGGCCGAACAGACTCACCAAAGTATGCCAGTGGCTGTGAATTAATGGAAAACTTTATTGCACTACCGCATGGTGGCGCAAAAAGGCGTGGCGGTACTAAATTTATTAACGAGGTTAAAAACTCTGCACATACAACTAGGCTGATCCCGTTTGAGTTCAGCGTGGACCAGACTTATGTTTTAGAGTTCGGAAATAACTATATAAGGTTCTATACCAATGGCGGTCAGATCCAAGCCAATGGATCAACATATGAGATCGCAACAAATTACACTCACGCTCAAGTTAATGAGCTTCAATTTGCACAAAATGCAGATGTAATGTGGATTGTTCACCCCAGCCATAAGCCACGAAAACTAACGAGGGTTGCCCATGCTACTTGGACACTTGCTGATGAATCGTTTAAAAAAGGCCCGTTCTTACCTGTTAACCAAGATGAAACACTTACAATCTCTTTTGCCTCCACAACTGCTACGACTCAGAATATCACCGCCAGTGCTTCTTTGTTTAATTCTTCTCATGTTGGTGGTGATTTTCTCATAGACACAATCCCTACAGTTGCAACGGGTGAAGTCGTTTGGGTTCGGGTCAATAGTGTTGCGTCTGCCACTGTCGCTAACGTGACCATTAAAGATTTAGGCTATATGCCTCAAGACACAAATCCGACAAACCTATGGCAAGAGCCAGCGTTTACAACGATAAAAGGATTTCCTAGTGGTGTGGTGTTTTATGAACAACGCCTATGGTATGCAGGAACAGTGTCTAAACCTCAAACATTCTGGGCTAGTAAAACTGGTGAGTATGAAAACTTTAACCCTGGTGCTACAGCAAATGATGGGTTGAGCTATGCCATAGCAAGTGACCGAGTCAACAATATCAAATGGCTTGCTGCACAGCGAGTGCTAATTATTGGTACATCTGGCGGTGAGTTTAGGGTAACAGGCGGCAATGAATCTGCGGTTACTCCAACGAACATCGATGTCAGGCGACAAACCTCATACGGGTCTAAGCTAGGCCACCCAGCCTATGTTGGCAGTGACGTATTCTTTATTCAGCGATCAGGCACACAGGTTCGTAACGTAGCGTACAAATGGGAGTCTGATTCATTCCAATCTGATGACATTACTTTTTTGGCAGAGCATATAACGGAGGGTGGTCTAACAACGCTTAGTTACTCTCATGTGCCTGATTCTATGTTGCTTGCGGTTAGAACGGATGGCGTTCTTATAATGCTCACATACGACCCAAGTCAAGAAGTCATCGGCTGGCATCGGCACACAACAGATGGCGAATACAAGTCTTTAGCAGTGATCTCAGAAGATGGACCTGACCAGCACTGGTTTGTGGTCAAACGTACTATCAATGGCTCTGTTAAACAGTTTATAGAGTTATACGATCCCAATCACTTCATGGACTCAATGATCACCTACTCAGGCTCTGCTACAGCGTCTGTAAGCGGCCTAGCTCACCTAGAGGGAAAAACTGTACAGGTTGTCGCTGATGGGGCTGTACACCCCGACCTAGTCGTTTCCAGCGGTGCGCTTACATTAAATTATACCGCCTCAGATATTAAGGTTGGCTTAAAGTATGTCTCAAAGTTAACGCCTACTCGACCAGGCTTAAACGCTGGATCAGGCACAACGCTTGGCAAGATGAAAAGGTGGAATGAAATATTTGTTCGATTAGATAAGTCATCAATTCCCAAGATCAATGGTCAACGCCCACCTGTTCGCTCTCCAGGAACTAATTTTGGCAATGAAGAGCCTACAGCCACCGAGGACATTAACATTCGTAATTTAGGATATGACCGAGATGGACGCATTCTGATTGAGCAAGACTTGCCGCTGGCTTGCCACATTGTATCGCTGTTCGGCACTTTGAGTGTGGGAGATTAATTATGAGCTTTTTATCAGTAGTCGGGACCATCCTTGGCATTGCTTCAACCGCCACTCAGTATAACGCCTCTCAAGATGCCGCAAGACAAATGCGAATTGCTGGTGAGGAGAATGCACAACTTTCTGAGCTAGAAACCAAAGAACGGATTAGGCGATCAAGGTATCAATACGATCAAGAGCAAGGCCAGAGAGTCGTATCTTACGCAAAAGCAGGCGTGGACATTGGTAGTGGCACTAGCATGGCTGTAATGGCTGAAGCAGCCACTGTAGCAGATCGTGAGATGGCTTTTACCAAAGAACAAGGCAATCGCACGGCAAAGGCTAGAAGGGCAGGGGCAAGCGCACAGGCAGACTCTATGAGCAGCCAGGGAACAAGTTTATTAATTTCTAATGTCGGCAAGATGGGTAATGACAATAATTGGTGGGGTCTAGGTTAATGAGAATACAAGGCATTGGTCAAACGGGTGTACCTGGCGCAGAGCAAATGAGTTTAGGTGCTATTTCTTCTGCTGCTCAAGCTGATATGAGAGTCACTCAGGCACTTACTCAAGTGGTTTCTGACTATCAAATAATGAGCAATAAGGCTGAAGCTGTTGCTGAGTATGGTCAAAAGTTTGAGTCAAGCATGACTACTCTAGATGCTGCCTATGACGGGATGGTTAACTCTCCTCATTTTGATGAAAACAACAACCCTACTTATCGTGATTTAGAGCAACGCTGGAACCAGCAGTCAATGAATCATGTCACTGAGACACTTAACGGGTTTAACAACAAGAATGCTGCGGCTAAGTATCAGGCAGATGCTGCTTCTTATCTACGAAATAAGTCATCAGATATGCGCGGAATAGTGCGTAAGCGTCAAGTTGACTACAGTAATGGTGTTCTAAATCTTCAGCTTGAGAAGTTTAAGATGCAACCTGATGGTGTCAAAAAGATTGGTGAGGCCATTGAGACACAAATGAAATTAGGCACACTAGACTTTGATGCTGGAACAGAGCTTTTACAAACATCGTTAGAGGATTATTCAGCGACTCAGCTAACTATAAAAATACAGTCTGCAACAGATGATGGCGACTTAGATCAAATAATGCTGGATATAATGAGCAATACAGACCAATTTTTAACGCTATCAGCCATGAAGTCGGCTATTACAGCGATTGATCAAAAAGAGGCAATGCTTGATCAAGAAGTTGAAGATCAACAAAAAACTACTTATGAATCCATGCTTATTCAAGTTGTGTCTGGAGAGTTAACTAGTCAAACAGATATTGACCTAGCACTTAGAGCAACTGACATTAACCCTAATCAGTTTGATGATTTGTCTCAGCGAATACTTATGGATATGAAAGGCCCAGAAATTGATAACTGGGACGAATACACCTCTGTTTCTATGAACCTAGAAAACTATGATGTTGCTGATATTCTTAGTAATACAATGCTTACCCGTGATTCACGCAAAAAGTTAGTTCTTGAAAAGGGAAAGCTAGAAGATGAGAAAGATAAAGATATGGATTGGACTAAAACTCAATCTGGCGTAGAGGCAAAGCGCAGAATTAATGAAGCGTGGACCAGTGAAAATGGCATTTTTGGAAGGACTTCTACTGCGGAGGCTGGCGAAGCTTTAACGGAGCTATACGACACTGTTCTTAAATTGCCGCTAGGTCAGCGAGAGATAAGTGTGGTTGATATTGCTAACAAGATTATTAAAAGACGCAAGGCAGATAAGTTGGATCAAAGTGTCCAAGTTGTAGATAAAGACACAACCTTTGCATCAATAGCATCTGAATATCCACCAGGCAAAGAACGCACTAGATTACTGAAGAAGCACGGAAAAAACATTGGTATGAACGTACCATCACAATTTCACACTCTTCCTCAGAACGATGCTTTGGAACAACTTCAAGAAGAATTAGACAATCTTTAAAATTAAAGGGCTATAGAAATGAGTAGTGGATCGGGTTCTTGGGGCAATGAGTTTACAAATCAGTGGATAGAAGATGCTGAAATAACAGCAAGTCGCCAGCAGAAAGCAGATGATGATCATCAAACATCACTAATGCTAACCAACCGACTAGCTCAAAAGTATAGGGTTTTTAAAGAGTCTGAGGCTCACCTTGAGCCATCAAATATAGAAGCTAGTAAAGTTCTTTATGAAATGAACCAGGGTAAACCTTGGGATGGTGATGATAAAGGTATTGTAGATTATGGCGTTGCAGAAATGGGTCGTTTTAATCATTCGTTTTATCAAACGGATACTCCGTCTTGGTGGTCTGACGTTATTCCACCATTAAATCATGAAGCCTACATGGACAATCAAGACAACAAAGGCATGGTTGCTTATTTTGAAAAAATGGCATCAGAAGACACTACTAATATTCAAAAGCTA